CAAGGACAGCAAGACCGCTGTGCAGGGCGCGACCGACGTTATCCTACAGCTCGGTTCCCTGAACAGCCCAGATGCACAAGCGCTGCGCGGCATTAGCACCCCGAAGAACAAGTTCGCCAAGCCGGGTAAGCAGTCGTACGTGCAGTCCGAAATCTACTTCGACGCTAGTAAGTGTCGCTTCTCTGATGGGAGCACAGCATGAACACCAAGCGCCCAGCCCACGAGGTTAGCTGGTACGACAAGAGCAACCCGCAGTTGATCCTGCGGTTCGGGCCGGATCAGCATGAAATCTCGTTCACCGTGGCGTCGGTGGCGGTTGGCTCCCACGAGTGGTTGGGCGGTGTACTCCACCGACAGATCGAGGAGCTGGTAGAACGCCGAGTTCGCCAAGCCGTCCACCAACACCAGCACCAATTGCGCACCCTCCTGGGAGTTAAATGAGCACCAAGGCAGCATCACTGAGCAAGCTCAAGTCGAGCGGGCGTGCGTACACCCTCGACGAGGCTGTACTCGCACAAGTTAAAGCACTCGGGCCGGTGTGCCGGGACGCGCTCTGCACAGCAGCGGGCATCCTGACGCAATCGGCCTGCGGCACCCTGAACCGCCTTGAGAAGCGCGGCCTCATCGAGAAGGCCGATGTCAAGGTCTGGAACCACACCACACGGCGCTGGGTCGCCGCGTACCAGTTGAAGGAAACCAAGCCATGAAACACAAAGAATACTTCCAAGCCAAAGCTAACCTGCTGGCCGCTATCGCTACGTGCGCCAACGGCGGCGGCAGCGCAGCGGTGCTGGCGTTTCTGCTCTGGCTGGCCTTGCAGCCGATCTTCTTCGTGTGCTGGTGCATCATCGGGTCGGAGGGCGACCATGGCTGATCCATACCTGATGAAAGGCAAAGTGTACGGCGAGCACAAGCACAAGCTGCTGTACCCGCTGTACGCCGAGGTGAAGTACGACGAGATTCGCCTGCATGTCCAGTACGACCGTGATACCGGGGTGGTCCAATTCCTGTCCTACGCCGGTAAGCCGCTGCACAACCTGCGCCTGTGGGCCGAGGGCTTCGCGGCGTACTTCAATGTCTCGGGCCTGAACCACCTCGACATGGGCGTGCTCGTGAACGGGAACTTCAACGACTCGTACCGCTGGGTGCGCAGCTCGAAGGGCATCCCAGGCTTGAGGGTGGACAAGGCGACCGGCAAGACTCTCCCGGCGCTGCAAGCCAGTCTGGTCGAGTTCTACCTGTTCGACCTGCCGGAACACAAAGGCCCGTTCGACCAACGACGCGCCGAACGGGAGGCCCAGGCGGGCCTGCTCTGGCGCTGCATGAACGGAACGCTGCCGTTCGGTAGCCGCATCAGCACCCCGCAGGGCTGGTTCGTGCATTCCGAGGCCGAGCTGGACGAGCGCTACAACGAAGTGCGTGCCCGTGGCCTGGAAGGGCTGATGGTGAAGGACGAGAAGCACACGTACCAGTGCGGCAAGCGCATCGACGGCTGGTTAAAGATGAAGCCGGAGAACGAGGCCGACGGCAAGATCACCGACATCATCCAAGGCACGAGCATTCACGGCGAACCGCTCGACCGCGCTGGCAGCATCGAGCTGTGGCTGGAGGACGGCTCCCGTGCCTGCCCTGCTGGCATCGAGCACAGCCTGGGCCGCGACATGCTGGCGAACCCGGAGAAGTACCTGGGCCGCTGGGTCGAGTTCAAGTACATGGAGCGCGACCGTCAGGGCGGCTACCGGCACCCGAGCTTCGTGCGGTTCCGCGAGGACAAGGTATGATGGTCACGCCGGAGGCTACTGCAATCGACATGGGTGGCGGGAAGATCATGCTGCACTCGTGGCTCCGGTTCGACGATCCTGCGGACACGCTCCGCTACTCAAGCATGACCCAGGTATCCAGCGCCCTGATTGATACCGAGAACGCGGCGGTGCGTGCCGCCCTGGTTAAGCTGGGGTGGACACCGCCGAAGGCCGACCCGCATGGCACGTAAGTGCTCATGCCGCTGCGCCCATTGCGTCAAGATGGGTAACGTACCAAACCGGAGGAAGTCATGAGCAACATAATGTTTCTTGACTTAGAAACGAACAACCACGAATACTTTGGCGCGCTGGCTTCTCCTCGCCACCCCGAGAACTTCGTGGTCATGAACGGCTACGCCATCGAGTCGGAGCCGTACAAGGGGGAAGTGCAGTACGACCACTACCCGCACAAGGAGAACGTCCCTGCGCAGTGGTTGAACATTCCAGATGATGTCTGGATGCTGGTGTGCCACAACGCACCGTACGAGATGGACTGGTTCCTGTTCCAGCAGCGCCCGCAGATCATGGCCTTCCTCAAGCGGGGCGGGCGCATCTTCTGCACGGCGTACGCTGAGTACCTGCTGTCGCACCAGACCGAGATGTACCCAAGCCTGGACGAGACCGCCCCGAAGTACGGCGGCACTCACAAGGTGGACGGCATCAAGATTCTGTGGAACCAGGGCGTCAAGACCAAGGACATCGACCCGGCGCTGCTGGCCGAGTACCTTGCTGGCCCCGAGGGCGACGTGGTGAACACCCGCCTGTGCTTCTACGGGCAGTATCAGAAGGCGGTGAACGCCGGTATGTGGACCATGCTGCTGGAGCGCATGGAAGGCATGATCTTCAACTGCCTTGCAATGGACTCGGGCCTGTTCGTCCACCGCGACACCGCGTTCAAGCAGCGCGACGAGGGCGAGGCCAAGCTCCTGGCGCTGAACGCTGGCATGCTGTACTGGCGCTCGCACATCCCGGAGTACGTGAGCTTCAACCCCGGCTCGGACTTCCACATGAGCGCGTGGCTGTTCGGCGGGCCGATCAAGTACGTGGGCAAGGTGCCCTGGCTTAACGACGATGGCACGAACAAGTTCGAGAAGGGCGACTTCGTAAAGCTGGCAAACGGTTCGGACTGCAAGCTGCCGCTGAACGCGGACGGTAAGATCGAGCTGGCCGACAGCATAACGGGGCCAGTCACAGCCGTGACCCCCGAGGTGTACGAGTTCGACTACGCCCCTCTGGAGCGCTACAAGGCAGGCAAGAACAAGGGGCAGATCAAGGTGTTCCGCGAGGACACCACAACGATCAAGCTGAAGAACGCCGACCTCGTGTTCATGTGCGGCCCTCTGGTTGACCTGAGCCTGCTGCCGCAGAGCATCCGTAAGGAGTTCGACCGCGAGTTCTCCGGCAAGCGCGAGCTGGCCGACGGCTCGGCGGTGTACAGCACGGGCAAGGACTGCCTGGAGATGCTGAGCCTGCGGCGTGAGCTGCCTGAGCACGTCCGCAAGGTGCTGGTTGACCTCATGGAGTTCGCCCGCATCGACAAGGACATGGGGACGTACTACCTACGGCAAGAGCTGAATGACGACGGCATCGTGGTCAAGCAGTCCGGGATGTTGCAGTACCTCACCGAGCGCGGCATCGTCCACCACGGGCTGAACGCTACGGCGACCGTTACCACCCGCTTGTCCAGTACCCGCCCGAACTTCCAGAACCTCCCGCGGGGTAACACGTCGGACGTGAAGAAGATGTTCCGGTCGCGGTACAACGACCCGCAGTGGTTGCAGTTCGCGCTGTCGATCAACCTGATCCCGCAGCGGCTGTACGACGAGTGCATCTCCCGCCTGAACCTGGGCCTGATCAACGGCTACATAGTGGAGGCCGACTATTCGGCGCTCGAAGTGGTTACGATGTGCGCGTTCACCAAGGACAAGGCGCTGACGAAAGCGCTGCTCGAAGGCATCGACATGCACTGTATGCGATTGGCCCAGCAGTTGGGCGAGCCGTACGAAGTCGTGCTGGAGAAGGCGAAGAACCAAGAGCACCCGGACTTCAAGGCGTACGACGAGATGCGGACGGACATCAAGCCGAAGGCGTTCTCGTATCAGTACGGTGCGACGGCGCAGGGCATCGCGTTCAGCACTGGCTGTACGGTCGAGGAGGCGCAGCGCTTCATCGACGCCGAGAAGAAGCTGTTCCCGGAGGTCGAGGCGTGGTTCGATGCAACCGGCCCTGTGGTCACGCAGTTGAACGCTACCGGCGAGATGCACCGCGAGCAGACCGACCTGGGCGGCTGGCGGCTGTACAAGCGTGGGTACTGGCAGTCCCCTGGCGGCACCTGCTACAGCTTCCGCCAGATGGTGAAGGCGAAGTGGGAGAACGGCCAGAAGATCGAGGTCATGGAGTACAAGATGACCCAGGTGCGGAACTATCCAATCCAGGGCGAGTCTGGCTTCTTCGTGCAGGGTATCTCGGGCCGCATCGCTCGGACCTGCATCGCCAATGACTTCTACGATGGCCGAGTGTTCCTCATCAACACGGTCCACGATGCGTACTACGCTGACGTGTACCACACCGCGCTGGACGAGTTCTGCGGCATGGTCAAGACCACGATGGAGTCCCTGCCTACGTACTTCAACGAGAAGTTCGGGTACGATCTGCACGTACCATTCCCCGCTGCGGTCGAGTTCGGTCGCAGCATGCATGAGAAGTTGCACTGGCATCCCGGCGTCCTGAACGACCCGAAGGTGCAAGAGAAGCTGGGCATCAGCCCGGCACCCGAGTTGCTGGCGGCGTAACCGCTGTACTAGCAACTCACCACTACCCAGGCGTGCGCGCCACTACTACAAGGAAATACCATGTCGCAAATGAACCTCGAAGAACTGTTGGCCCTTGCTAACCAAGCTGCCGAAACCGGCCCTGACATGAACGTAGCCGTTAAGGGCGGCGGTGGCGGTCGCCTGCTGCCCGAGGGCTACGCCTTCGGCGTGCTCGTGGAGTACATCGAGTACGGCAACCAGCCGCAAGAATTCAAGGGTGTCGCCAAGGACGCAGCCCCAGAAGTGCAGCTCGGCTTCGCCCTGACCGGCGAGGGCTACACTAACGAAGACGGCACGCCGTACATCATGCGCCCGTACTCGATGGCCCTGAGCCAGAACGAGAAGGCCCGCGCATTCCTGCTGTTCAAGGCGCTGAACTGGAAGGGCGATAAGAAGCACTTCGCGCAACTGCTGGGCCAGAAGTATCTGGTCAAGATCGTGAACACCAAGCCGACCGCAGCCGAGGTGGCCGCTGGCGCTAAGCCGCGCTCGCAGATCGACCTCAAGGGCTTCCTGCCTCCGCTGGACCCTGTGACCAAGATGCCGTACGCTATCGCGGACGCCCGCCCCGAGGACTTGAAGCTGTTCCTGTGGTCGCACCCGAACCTCGCCGTGTACCACTCGTTCTACCAGGAAGGCGAGTACGAGGCCAGCGCTGGCCGACCTGCCCGCAGCAAGAACGTGGTGCAGGAGAAGATGCTGTCGGCTACGGACTTCCACGGCTCGGCCCTGCATCAAGCCCTGACCGCCGCTGGCGTGGCCTTCAAGGTTCCAGAGAAGGCAGCACCAGTCCCAAAGGCAGCGGCCCCGGCCCTGCCCGCAGCGGCAGCACCGGCGGGGCCAGCCCCAGCGGCAGCACCAGCAGCCCCACCGAGCACCCCAGCTACGCCAGCCTTGCCCCCGGCAGCCGCCCCGGCACCCGCCGCTGCGCCTGCGGCTGTGGCTACGCCTCCCGTCACGACGCCCGCTGTGGCTCCTGCCGTGGCCGCGCCAGTCGTCGCTAGTGCGCCAGCAGCGGTCGCCCCGCCTGCCATGCCTCCGATGCCAGCAGCAGTCTAACCACGCCGAGGTCAACCATGACAACTATGTTAGGGATTGACCTCAGCACTTTGGGCGACCAGTTCGGGGGCTACACTCCCGGACGGACGCTCATCATTGATGGTGACGGCCCAGCCTACGCTGCGGCTGCTACCGTCAAGACGCTGAGCACGGGCATCAAGCGGTTCCACACCGCTGTCCTCACGCAGGCGTTCCTGGCTAAGGCCGAGTTCGTTGAGGTTCACCTCACCGCGAACACGAGCAACAAGGCAGGGCGCTTCAACATCCTGGCGGCTAAGCCGTATCAGGGCAACCGCACGAGCAAGGCGAAGCCGCCCCTGCTCGAACCGCTCCGGCAGGCAATCGCCCACCGCGAGAACTGGCTCCCCGAGTACAGCGACTGCACCATGCACTACGTGCTGGAGGCGGACGACGGTATGATCCAGTCGGCGTACCGCTTGAAAGAGCACGGCGTGATCTGGTCCGAGGACAAGGACTTGCGCATGACGCCGTACCCGTACTTCGACCGTAAGTCGGGGCAGGTAGTTGTCCCCACCGGCTTCGGCTCGCTCCACATGGAGTACACCGAGAAGGCTGGCACTGCGAAGTGTCTGGGCCTGGGACGCAAGTTCTTCTGGGCGCAGATGCTCATGGGCGACACAGCCGACCACATCCAGGGCGTAGCCAAGCTGGATGGCAAGCTGTGCGGCCCGGTCGGCGCGTTCCAGTACCTCGACCCGATCAACGACGAGAGCGAGGCGGCTAACGCTGTCATCGACGCTTATCGAGCCATCGACCAGAACCCGATCCCCGAAGCGTGGCTGCTCTGGCTGCTGCGCTGGCACGGCGACACGGCGTGGCTGTACTTCAACGAGTTACAGTGGTCCCCAGCGAACCGTGCGTTCCTGGACGACTGCGTGTACCGCCAGTGGTTTAAGGCGGCTGAACCTAAAGAGGAATACAACGATGTCCCGTACTGAGGTTATGGGCGTCCGTGTCGAGGCTAAGCCTGTGGACACGGACGCTGGCTGTGACGGCTGTGCAGGTTGGAAAGATGTGCTGCTGTGCAAGCATCTGCCGAACTGCACGGACGGTGAACACCGTATTATCTGGAAGGCGCGGGCTTGAGTGGCGCACCTACGTGGACGCCTCCACCCACCCTCCCACCGCTACCGTCGGGGCTACAGGCCGAACCGCCGCGACCACCTGTGCTGGGCGTAGCCCTAGCCGAGCCGCCCCAGATCATCCTGGCTGAGTCGGTCCGCAAGCGCCCCATGCCGAAGCTGCCCCGCACCGCGATGCGCAGCTACGTGCATAAGCTACTGAAAGCCCAGGGCGGGCTGTGTCCGCTCTGCCTGAAAGAGATCGACCTCACCACCAAGGGCGAGGGCGTGCTCGACCACAATCATGACTCGGGGGAAATTCGTGGCGTCCTACACCGCTCCTGCAATGCTGCTGAGGGCAAGATCAGCAACGCCGCCGCCCGCTGGGGCGCAAAGTCAAGCTCGTACGATGCGATCATCCCGTACCTGCGCAATCTTGTTGCGTACCTCGAAGCCCCTGGCTCCGGCATGATCTACCCGATGCACAAGACCCCGGACGAGAAGAACGACGCCCGGAACGCCAAGGCGAAGCTCAAGCGCGCCGAGGCCAAAGCTAAACTTGCCCTGCGTGGCAGAACTACGAAAGCGACTTAATGCGTGGCACTCTCATGCGTCTCCAGACGCGCAATCAACACATCAAACTCCTCACCAAGCACGCGGACAACAAGGGCGCTGCCCTGGCATACCGTGCTCTCCCAGGTATGGAAGCCGTCACCACGCAGAACGTCGCGTACTGGCGGCGCATCTTCATCGACAACGAAGGCAAGCTCGCCACGACGGACCGCGCGATAGCCGACGAGCGCAAGCTACGCAAGCCGCTCCCGGACGATGACCTGGGCAAACTCCCCGACCTCGACAAGACGTACGGCTGCATCCTCGTGATCCCCGACCAGCACATCCCGTACCACCACCCGGACATGCTGGCCTTCCTGGCGGCAGTGAAGAAGGCGTTCCCGATTGACCTCGTGGTGAATCTGGGCGACGAGGTTGACCACCACGCGCTGAGCTTCCACGACTCGGACCCGAACCTCGACAGCGCCGGTAAGGAGCTGGAGAAGTCGCTGCCTGTACTCGCAGAACTTCACAAGCTGTACCCGCAGCAGCTCGTGTGCAGCTCGAACCACGGCTCGCTGGCGTTCCGCAAGGCGAAGGCCCACGGCATTCCAGTGCAGTACCTCAAGAGCTACCGCGACGTGCTGTTCCCGAAGGGCGGCGCACCGGGCTGGTCCTGGGCCGAAGTCTGGCGCATCAATACCCCGCTGGGTCTCGTGCAGTTCCAGCACCAGTCGAGCAACCCGACCGCCGACGCAGCGCACAACCGCTGCAACCTCATGGTGGGCCACAACCACGGGCGCTACGGTGTGGACTACGCGGCGTCCTCGGACTTCCTGTACTGGGGCGCGACCTCGGGCTGTCTCATCGACAATGACTCGTATGCGTTTGCGTACGGTCGCCTGTCGAAGAACAAGCCGATCATCGGATGCACCCTCATCATGCAGGGTCGCCCTGTGCTGGTCCCTATGGTGCTCGACACCGAGGGTCGCTGGATTAAGGAGCTGTGATGCACGCACGCTACATCGGTAAAGACCCGAAGTACGTGGGCCGGGAAGTCATACACTGGGCGTACATGCCCGAAGATGACACGTACTGGGTCCGGTTTAAAGGCGTTGTACCGGACAGCCGCATACCCACCCACGAGCTGTACCCAGGCCTCGTACCAAAGTCGCTGGAGGCGGCGTATGACCCAAAGCCGCCCCCAGCGAAGCCCATCTGCGCGGCGGTGCCGCCGTCCGCGCCACCACTCGGCGCACCCGGTCGGCCCGCCCTGCCAATCGACAGCGCCGAGCGCAAGCGCTGGCCGCTGTTCTCCGGCCTGCTCCGGTACTTCCCGGCAGCGCTGGCCCAGGTCAGCAACCACAGCTTCCTCGGCAACGAGAAGCACAACCCCGGCCTCCCGCTGCAACATGCGCGGGGCAAGTCCGGGGACCACGAGGACTGCATCGTGCGGCACCTCGTAGACGCCTCAGAGCACAAGCCCGGCAGCGCGGCCCGCATTGACGAGTTGCGCGCCCTGGCGTGGCGCACTCTTGCGCTCTTGCAGGAGGAGTGCGAAATCGCAGGCCACAAGGCAGCACCAGCCGCCTCATTCAACCACAAGGAATCAAATGGACGTAAGTAATGCCCGCCAGAAGCTCATGGCCTACATGGAGTGCCGCGACTACAGCTCAGCAGCCACCCTGCTGGACGAAATCAACTATGCGTACCCGGAAGCGGGAGCGCAGCTCAGCCTCGAAGTAGCCGAGGCGTACCCGGCACACTCCCTGTAAGGAACCAATGACCCTGCGCGACCAGCAACTGCAATACGAAATTGAATCCGACAGCACCGCCGCTGCCGAACGCCTCGAAGCCCTGCGCTGCGAAGCGTCGGCTGGCGATGTGAACCTCCCACGAGCACAGAAGTTCGTGGCTCGGGCGTACACCCAAGTCAAGCAATCCCTGGATGACGCCCTGGCGGTTAAGACCCGAGGCGTCGGCGGCAAGTTCAAGAACTGGTTGCGCGGCGTCCCTACCGATGTCGCTGCTGTGATCGCTCTCCGTGAGTGCATCGCGCAGTGCGTCGGCGCTGTGACCCGGAACAAGCCGGTAACGATCCAGGTGCTCGCCGGTAACATCGGTCGCCTGTACGAGACCGAGGTGCGTATCCGCGAAGCCGAGACCGTGAACCCCGTGTACATGCAGCGCATCCATGAGCAGGTCAAGGAGAACGCCACCACCGACAAGCGCCACCTCCGCACCCTGTACAACGTGGCGTACGACCGCGTGATGAAGGGCGAGCTGGACAGCATGCTGACCGAGACCGAGGCGCTACAGCTCGGCAAGTTCGGCGTGCAGGCTGTGCTCGACGCCGGTATCATCCGCCTCGTGAAGTCCCGCAGCACGGCGGGCCTGATGTTCTCGTACGAGATTGAGCCGGAGGTTATGGAATTCCTGCTGGACTACCGCGAGAGCGACGTGTCGGGCATCCTGAACAAGGACACCGGCGCTATGATGTGCGAGCCTGACCCGTGGACGAACCTGAACGATGGTGGCTACCTCAGCCCACGCCGCAGGGCAGCCCAGCCTGCCATGTCGCTGCGCTCGGTTCGCAAGGGGGAGCGCCGCCGCCTGCGTGACTCGTTCACTGCCGAGAAGATGCCGGTAGTGTTCGGCGCGCTGAACTACATGCAGTCGGTAGCGTTCGGCATCCACCAGCCTACGCTCGACGCCATCTCTAAGGTGTGGTCGGCGGGCGGCGGCGACCTGGGCGTGCCGCTGCGTGCTGGTCCACCAAAGCCCCCGTTCCCGTTCCCGGATACCTGGACCAAGGCCGACGCGACCGAAGCCGAGCTGGCTGCGTTCCAGCGTTGGAAGTACGAAGTGACCGGATACTACAGCAGCCTGAAGGAGTGGCGCGGCAAGGTCCGGGAAGTAACCGGCTTCCTGCGCGTCTCCCGCAAGCAGCAGGGCGCGCTGTGGTTCCCGATGTTCTTCGACAAGCGGGGCCGCTGGTACTACCGTGGCGGGCCGAACCCGCAAGGCTCGGACCTCGCCAAGGGTACGCTGCACTTCTCCAAGAAGAAGGCGCTGGGTGATCGTGGCGTGTTCTGGCTCCGCGTCCACATTGCGAACTGTTTCGGGTTCGACAAGGAACGCTTCCACTCACGGGCCATGTGGACCATCGAGAACTGGCCCGCCATCGAGCGCGCCCTGGACGAGCCGGAGAACCACCCGGACGTGTGGGGCAAGGATGCGCCCTGGTGCATGTTCGCCGCCGCCTGGGAGCTGCGTGAAGCCCTCAGAACGGGCCACCCCGAGTCGTACGAGACCGGCGTGCCGATCCACATGGACGCGACGTGCTCGGGCCTCCAGCACTTCTCAGCCCTGCTGCGCGATCCTGTCGGTGGCGGGTACACGAACCTTTATGACAAGGATTGCGTGGGGCCGAAGCAGGACATCTATGCCAAGGTCGCTCAGAACGCGCTCAGGGCCATCGAGATGGATTCGGAGGACTCGGACCCAGAGAAGGCCGCAATCGCCCTGTGGTGGCTCCGTGCGGGCATCCCACGCGGCATGAGCAAAACCCCTGTGATGACGTACGTGTATGGCGCGACCCTGCGCGGCACGACCGGATTCGTCCAGGGGTATGCCGAGCACGACATGGGCCTGACGTTCCCAGAAGGCGCGAGGGCGTATGATTACTGCTCGTATGCAGCCACCAAGCTGTTCGAGGGCATCGCCGCTACGGTCCCTGCCGCAGCCTCCTGCATGCAGTGGTTGAAGCAGGTAGCGAAGCAGCAGCCGAAGGGCAAGCGAATGGAGTGGACTAGCCCTACCGGGTTCCTGGTGCAGCACGACTACCAGGACTTCGACGAGGTGCGAGTGAAGCTGCGGTCGTGCGGCGTGGAGACTGCGCTGGTGCGCTAGTACAACGAGGACACCAAGCCGATCCCGATGCAGAACGCAGTCAGCCCGAACTTCGTACACGCCCTGGACGCCTCACACCTGACGCTTACCGCGTTGGAGATGCAGAAGGCTGGTCTGGACATCGTAGGCATCCACGACTCGTTCGGTACGCATCCTTGCGATGTAGACACCCTGCACACCGCAATCCGTACCGCCTTCGTTGAGATGTACCGCGCAGATAACATGCTGGCGAACTTCCTGTGGGAGGTTGACGGCATTGGTGAAGTGCCAATGCGCGGTACGCTGAATCTGCTGGACGTGCTGGATTCTGAGTTCTTCTTCTGCTAAGACTTAGAGGGACATAAAATGGTAAGACCATAGGAAGCGAGCGACTAGGGCGTAGCATGGTGCGGGTATAACCCCGCCGTGCAGCCTGCACTCGCAGAGAAATCTAAGCGTTCTACCCTCGGGTGATTTAGAGTCACATAGTATGGTAGGATGGGATAAACCGAGATTAAAGGTGATTACCATGCCAGGTCCAAAAGTGACCATAGACGTGAAGTTCACGGTACAACAGTACGAACTTCTGAACAAACAATTTCCTGAGCGCATACTACTGCCGAGTGCCACCCATGAGGAACTACGGTTCTACATGGGTCAGCGCTCGATGGTGCTGTTCGTTAAGGAACGCATCCAGACTGGGAGATAGCATTGGGATTCTTCTCGAAAATCCTGGGTATTGATAAAGCCAGGAACAAGGCGAACGACGCCCTGAAGGCACAGGCGGCACTCACAGAGCAAGCGCGGCAGGATGCGATTACTCAACAAGAGAATACGCTTGCCGAACAGAAGGCGCACAACGATACACTGATCGCCATGCAGAATAACGCTAACGCATTGCAAGATGCGAACAACGCTACTGCGAACATGACGGCCAGCACTAACGTTGTCGCCGGTGGTGCAGCGGACGCTATCACACAGCTCCGCAAGAAACGCACCGCACCTTCGCTGTCGTCCAGTCTGGGCATCAACGCTTAAAGGACATCATGCGAGTTACGCACAAGGCGCTGTATGACCGCTACCGGGATCACTCGGTAATCGTCAAGAGCACACAGTATGCGAAGTGGACCCTGCCGCAGCTCATGGCAGACCTGACCATCCTTAGCGGCACTGCTGCCGTTCTGGAACGAGACTTCCAAGAAGTCGGGCCGCTGCTAGTGAACAACCTCGGTGCGAAACTCGCTGGGCTGCTGTTCCCCACTAGCCGCCCGTTCTACAAGATTAAACCGAGCGCATCACTCGTAGCGCTGGCTGAACGGCAAGGCGTATCGAAGTCCTCGATGCAGGCAGGTCTGTCCCGTATGGAGATGGAGTCCTGCCAGCAACTGTTCTTGAACGCGTCGTATGAGCAGCTTGTGCTCGCCATGCGGCACCTGATCGTTACTGGCAATGTCCTGCTCTACCGCGACAGTGCCGCAGAGAAGACTCACGCCTACGGCCTCCAGCAGTACGCTGTTCGCCGCGACGGTCGCGGCACTGCGCTTGACACTATCCTACTGGAGCACACTGACTTCGAGTCGCTGTCCCCAGATGTGCAGGCAGCAGTGCGCGCTCGTAACCGAGGCCGGTACAAGCCAGAGAACGCCGGTAACAACCGCGTGGAGCTGTACACCCGTATCAAGCGGGACACACTGCCTTCGGGCCGCGTGGTGTACAGCATCACGCAAGAGGCCGACGGTATTCTTGTCGGCACTCCGGGTAGTTACCCTGAGCACCTCTGCCCGTGGCAACCCGTGACGTGGACGCTCATCTCCGGTGAGCACTACGGACGCGGGCTGGTCGAAGACTTCGCTGGCGGTTTCGCTAAGCTGTCCGACATGAGCCACGCCTCCACGCTGTACGGCATCGCTATGGCTAAGGTAGTCAACTTGGTTGCTCCGGGTTCCGGGGCCAACATTGACGAGCTGGCTAACGCAGAGACCGGCGAGTACGTGGCAGGTACGAAGGAAGCCGTTGTCGCCCACGAGGGCGGTGACGCGAACAAGCTCAAGCAGATGTCGGCTGAGATTGAGTCGGTATTCCAGCGACTCGCCCGTGCCTTCATGTACAAGGGCAGCACCCGTGACGCTGAGCGCGTTACGGCGTTCGAGTTGAAACAGGACGCACTGGAAGCAGAGACCACCCTCGGCGGTGTGTACTCCTCCCTGTCGTCCGCAATGCAAGTCCCACTCGCACACGTCCTCCTAACCGAAGTCGATCCGGGGATGATGGAAGGTATTGTCAATGAGCAGATCAAGTTAGGCATTATCGCAGGTCTCCCAGCACTGGGACGACAGGCGGACGTGCAGAACCTCGCTGCCGCTGCACAAGACGCCGCAGCCATCATCCCGATTCTGACGCAGGCGGACAAGCGCGTAGACGGGGCCAAGGTGTTCGACATCATCATGGCCGCAGCATCCGTAGACACTTCCGAGTTCTTCAAGAGCGAGGATCAGTTGGCTAAGGAAGCAGAGGCCGAGCAACAAGAACTCGCTGGGCTGGGTCAGATGCAGACGGCAACGACGCTTCAAGACCAAGCTAACCAGCTCCAGGCAATCCAACAGTAAAGGGCCACATGGCAGACGCATTCCAAGTTCCAGCAGGCGGCGGTATCCCGCCAATCCCTCCAGGTGCTCGCACCAACGAGGGCGGCGCACCTCCACCATCGGCACAGCCGTTCGCACCGCCACCAGCCCCAGCGGCTCCCGCAGCGCCAGCACAGGGCGGCTTCACGCAAGCTGACCTCGACGCTGCCGTAGCGGCTGCACTCGCAGGTAAAGCTGCACCAGCGCCACAAGCGCCTGCTGCACCGGCCCTGCTGCCTGTCGCTGGCATCTCGGCCCCGGCTGAGCTGACCACCGCGAACGATCCGCAGCTCACCGCAATGACCGCCATGCTGACCAGCTCGACTGCTGGCCTGGACATCAACCGCGCTCTGGGCAATGCCCTGACGCACGGCAACGCTGCGCTGATCGACAAGGCGTACATCATCGAGAAGGGCGGCGCGCAAGCGGCGCACCTGATCGCTATCGCCGAGGGCATCGTTGCCCGAGTCGAGGCCCAAGCAGCCGAAGGCGCTCAAGCGGTGTACGCAGTGGCAGGCGGCGAGCAGCAGTGGAACGTGGCAGCAGCCGCGTTCGACAAGGGCGCTCAGCCGCACGTCAAGCAAGTCGTCAAGCAGATGCTCGACTCGGGCAACGCTGAATCCGCCAAGGCCGCAGCGCAGATGGTGCTGGACCACGCTAAGGCATCGGGGCTGATCCCGGTGGCCCCTGGCCTGGTCCACGCTGGCGCTGGTGGTGCAGGCGGTGCAAGCGGCCTCGACAAGATCGGCTTCCAAGCTGAGTTGCGCAAGCTGAACGCGAACGCCCCGGGCTTCGAGCAAGCTCGTGCTGACCTGTTCCAGCGTCGTACGCTGGGCAAGTCGCTCGGCCTGTAATACAAACAACCCCACCGGCTCCTCGGATGGAGCTTGTGGGGATTCTCCCCACAGGTGGGGTGCATTCACACCTGAGAGAGATACAACATGGCAGCAGTTCCAATGGCAGCAGCCCAAACCCGCGCTCACTGGGCAGGCGCGAACGCAGATGTGGACATCCACATTGAGGCGTACGAAGGCGACATCGACGGCTCGTTCCGCGTGCAGTCGATCTTCCGCGCGTCGGGTCTGACCAACTTCAAGTCGGTCGGCAACAACAGCAATACGTGGCGCGGCGACCGCATCGGTGCAGCCGAAGTGCGTGGCCGTAAGTCGGGCCAGTCGCTTGACGCAAGCCGCATCGCCAACGACAAGTTCGTGGTGACGGTGGACACCACCTCGTACATCCGTACGCCATTCGACTACCAGGATGACTGGACCTCGCCGGACTTCCAGGCCGAGTACAGCGCAGAGCACGGCTCGGCTCACGCCAAGTCGTTCGACCAAGCGCACATCATTCAGCTCATCAAGTGCTCGTCGTTCGTGGCACCGGCGCACCTCAAGCCAGCCTTCAAGGACGGCATGAAATACACGCTGACCGGCTACGCCGCCGCCGTGGCTGACGCTTCGACCCAGCGCAGCAAGAACGAAGTCAAGGCCGACATCATCGTGGACACCCACAAGAATGTCCTGGCTGAATTCGTGAAGCGCGATCTGGGCGACTCGCTGGCCGACACCATCACCATGATGACCCCGGACGAGTTCAACATCCTGCTGGACCACAAGAAGCTGATGAACGTGGACTTCCAGGGTGGCGCTGGCGACAACAGCTTCTCGGGCCGTCGCATCGCGTGGCTGAACGGCGTCCGCGTCATGGAGACCCCGCGCTTCCCAACCGAGGCCATCCCGGCTCACCTCCTGGGTGCGTCGTTCAACGTCACCGCCGCTGAGGCGAAAGCCCGCATCGTCGTGTACCTGCCGAAGAAGGCGCTGGTCACTGTCGAAGCCAAGGGCATGACCGTGCGTCACTGGGATGATCCGGAGAACTTCCAGTCGGTCCTGGACTCGTACACCATGTACACCGTGGGCCAGCGTCGTCCTGACTGCGTGGCTGTGATCTTCACCGACTAATCGTTAGTCGTAACTAGGGCGTCTACCTTCGCGGGTGGACGCCCTTTTTTCGTTTGGGCCTATGAAACTCTTAGACGCCGTGAACCTGATCTTGCCCAAGCTGGGCGAGCATCCGGTGACATCCCTGAACAGCCGCAGCCCTACGCTCGCGGTCCTCCTCCCTATCTTCGACCGCGTGCGCCGTGACCTCCTCCTCCCTGGTTGGTGGTTCAACACGCACTGCACCGAGCTGGCGTACGATCCGAACACCGGCGAAATCGGCATGTCCGAGGACGTGCTCTCGTTCGTAGCTACGCGCGAGGTTAGCAGCGTACGCGGCAACCGCCTGCACGACAGTACGAACAACACGTTCGCATGGTTCCGCAAGGTAGCGGGCGAGCTTATCCTCGATGTCCCGTTCGACGAACTGCCAGCTAGTGCAGCGTCCCTCGTGTACGCGGCTGCCGCCGTGGAAGCGACCGTTACCGATCTGGGCATGGTCAACGAGGTTCGCCTGTGGACTGCCCAAGCCTCCGAGGCTGAGCAGCGCATGCAGTCCGAGCACCTCCGCAACATGAAGTACAGCACCACGAAGTCCCGGCGATACAAGAACTATCGCCGCGCCCTCCGCGCCTAAAGGAACCCAATGTCAGCATACGAAGATTCATACAAGTCCCAGCTTCAGGGCGTGTCGCAGCAGGTAGCACGCGAGCGCCTGGATGGGCAGGTCACGGAGCAGACTAACATGCTCTCCGATGCCGTCACTAACCTGCGCCGCCGCCCTGGTGCGGAGCACGCTTTCACGCTGCTCGCGGAGGCCGGGGCTACGTCCGACGACTACGTAGCATGGGATACCACCGTCGGGTCGGTCCCCTGCCAAGTCATCATCAACACCCGAGAAGGTTCCCTGTACGTCATGGGCGACGACGGCGCGCCGCTGTACTCCGCTCAGTCGAACTACTTGAAGGCCACCAAGCTCGCGCCGAGTATTGACTACGCGGTAGTGGGAAGCTCCCTCATGCTCCTCAATCTGGAGCGCAAGCCAGTTCTCGGCCCTGCTCAGTCTACGGTGTATCCGAACCCGCTGGCTGCGGGGTTCTTCTACATCAGGGCCGGTGCATTCCAAAAGGCGTACACCGTCACAGCCACGTACAAGAACCCACCCGGCGACACGCTCACGGCTACGGCTACGATCACCACCCCGCAGGGAACTACAGGTGGGGACGCGGGGCAGGCCACCACGGATGCCATCGCCACCGCCCTGGCGGCAGCGCTCAACGCGGGCACAGCACAGCACGGCGTTATGGCGTACCGCTCCGGCTCGTTCGTGTTCCTGAGCGCACCCAGCGCAGCGACCCAGCTCCGGGTGTTCTCTGAGGCGGGCTTGTCGTACATAGTGTGCAGTAACGCGGGGCAGATTCGCCAGGAGTCCGACCTGCCTGCCACGCTGCCACCAGAGGCCGAGGGCTACTTGCTCACGCTGGGCGACAGCAACAACAAACGGTACTACCGCTATGAAGCAGTGTCCTCCACATGGTTGGAGTCGGGGGAGTACAGCTCGCCTCGCTGGTTGGAGAATTGCCCGCTCACCCTGTCCTATGGGGCGGGCGGCTGGGTGCTGGACTCACAGAACTTCGAGGGCCGATTCGCCGGAGACGCGGACACGAACCCGGACCCGGAATTCCTGAGCGCGGGTATCACTGGCATCTCCTCGTACCAGGGGCGGCTGGTCCTGCTTGCGGGTAACATCGTGTGCATGTCCGCAAGCAATAACACGCGCCGGTTCTACCGTAGCACGGTGGTGTCCCTGCTGGACTCAGACCCAATTGGCATTGGTTCGTCCGCTGCCTCGGGTGCGAGCTACCGGTACGCCGTACCGTACATGAAGGACTTGGTGCTGTTCGCGGATAAGGTGCAGGCGGTGATCCCTGGGTCGAACTCTGCCCTTACCCCGCGCACCGCCACCGTGCTCCCCGTGTCCTCGTACGCCTGCGATCTGCGCATGCGGCCAATGGAGGTGGGGCGTGGCCTGATGTTCTCGGCCCCGCGTAGCGCTGGGTTCTTCGGCCTCATGGAGATGTTACCAAGCAGCACGGTCGAGAGCCAGTACGAGAGTGCCGACGTAACACCACACCTCCCGACGTACATGCCTGGTCGCTGCCGCTTCGCCGTCACAAGCTCGGTGTCGAGTACCGCCGTGTTCGCCCCTACCGGGAACCGCAAGGTGCTGATTGTGCATGAGTACATCTGGTCTGGTAACGAGAAGGTGCAGTCGTCTTGGCATCGCTGGGAATTCCCACGCGAGGTTGCTGCTGCGTGCTTCCGTGGCGACTCCGTGGTGGTCCTGTTCCTGGGCGGCGATCAAGTCCTTGCCAGCACCATCCAGCCGAAGGGCGGGCGCAACGGTGCAGCCGTTACGTATCTGGACTTTAACACCCAGGTGGACACGGTGGACGGCGTGCTGCAAATGCCCGCGTGGTTGCCAAACCTGCTGCCGGAACCCGAGGCCCGCGCCGCTATCAAGGCGGTGAACGCCGAGGGGCCACTAGAGGGTGAGGAGGTGGGGCTTACTTACGCCGACGGCAAGTGGACCACGGTGCGCTCGTTCAAGGGCGGTAAGCTGCGCGTGGGCCTGCCGTACCGCAGCTCGGTCACTCCTACCGCCCCGATGCGGAAGGACTACCAGGGCGTCAAGATCAGCACTAACAAGATGACTGTACTGCGGTTCGTAGTGAGCACCCTGCGTTCGGCACCGTTCGACGTGACTGTGGCTGACGGCGACATCACGTACGAGGACGAGTACAGCCCGGTGTTCTACTACAGCCAGGAGCTGTCGCTGGGCGCACCTATCGAGGGTGGCGACAGCGCCGTGATCGTACCAGCGCGCACCCGCGCAGAACTAACGGACCTGACCATCTCGACTGATGGGGTCGGGGAATTAAACTTGGTCGGGCTGGAATTCGTGGCGAAGTACCACTCCAAGCTCGGTCGCTCTAAGTGAGGTAATCATGTGGGCAGCACTGGCCGGTAAGGCTGGCATGGACACCCTGGGCAGCATGCTGTCCTCGGGGATGGCGCACGTCCAGGCCATCAATCAAGCAACACAACAAGAGCAGAACAACGAGGACGCATGGCTGGCGAACTCCGCCGACAACAAGGCCATCGCGGAGGCGAACCTCCAGAACTCAATCCGCACCGCGTACCGCGCAGGCATCCTGAACATGCAACGCGGCCAGTCGAAGAAGCGGCAGGCTGAGCTGGGTATCGGGCTGGGGCGCTCCCGCATGGGGGCGCTGGCCGCGCAGAACGCGAACGCCGCCGCCGCTGGTAGCATTGGCGCGTCGGTTGATGCAGTGGTCTCCGACATCCAGATGCAGGCCGAGAACGCCGACGCCTCCCTGGTGGAGGCTGCGCGTATCGAGGACCAGAATGAGCACCTTGAGCTGACGGACTTGCTCAAGGCGGGTGAGGACGCGCTGCGCGATCCCACCAAGATCAACATCCGTAAAGTCGTAGTACCCGAGAAACCGAGCGGGCGTAGCGCCCTAATCGCCGGTCTCATCGGTGCTGGGTCTGCGTACGCCTCCACCTACATGTCCGCTGGCTTCGGCAAGGACACCAAGAAAGGCTAGTATGGTTCAACGTATGTCTGAGCAGTTCCGCCCACAATCCGTAAGCTCCCCGAACATCCGGGGTAGCTCGGTGGGCAATGCCGCTGTGCGCGGCGACAAGTTCCGGGAGAACCGGGAAGCGGCTGGTGTGGAGAGCACCGACACGAGCGCCCTGCGCCTGCTGTCCCGCGTGGTCGAGCAAGGCAGTCAACTTGCGGGGCAGGCAATCCAGCGCTCTGCTACCGAGGCGTACCTGAACGGTGCGGCCCAGGCTGGTACGGCCCGCTCCGAGGATGACCTCGAAGCTGACATCTTCACGCGCGCGTGGGCTACCCAGGGCTACCGCGACACTATGGGCCGCGTCACCCAGGCTGAGGTCGAGTCCCGCATCCTGACCGACATGCCTAAGATGCGCGAGGCGTCCCCAGAGAAGTACAACGAGTATCTGGCCGAGCGCCGCTCGGAGCTGCTGCCAGCGCTGGAGGGCATGTCCCTGACCCAGCGCGCCTCGGCTACACAGAACATCCTGATGAACGAGCGGGCCGCTATCAAACGCCACGCTGGAGAGCACGCCAAGTTCATCGTGGAGACCGAGGACCGCTCGGTAAAGGGTATCATCGGCGTGAACGTGCGCGCCCTTAGCGAGGCGAAGTCTGACGGTCCATCATACAAGGCCCAGACCGAAAAGACCCTTGCGGCGCTGTACGGTAACGTGGTCCTGAACGAGAAGCTACCACTCAAGGTGAAAGAGCGCATCGTCGGTGAGGCCATGCAGTTCGCTTTGCAGTCGGACCACCTACCGCTGTACGAGCTGTTCCAGAACGAGGCAGTCGCCCTGCCAGACGGCACCAAAGGGCCGTTGGCGAGCATGCTGACCTGGGACGATCAGGTGTCGATTGGCAAGGCGTACCGTGAGAGCTTGAACCGCACCGAGGCAATCCGCGCCCAGAACTACACGTCGGAGCAGGCCCGCATGGAGGCCGACTGGGACAACCCGGATACCCCACCGATGCAAGAACAGGCCATGCTCGACTTTGCATCCCAAGGCATCGAGCGCGGCTTCATGAAGTCTGGCGAGCAGAAGTCCTTCCAGGAGACGTACTACAAGGCGATGCTCAAGAAGGTGGGGAACACGGACTTGGCTACGGCCTGGGAAGCTGGCGACCTCACCAAGATGCTGAGCCTGAACAAGACCGACGAGGAGGGCCAAGATGCCTGGATGGCTACGATGGGCCGCAAGCTCAAGCCAGCGGAGCTGACCTCGGCGCTCATCAACATCGGCGTGTACAAGGGTCGCCCAGCAGCACTCAAGCAACTGGGTACTGTGATAGGCCCAGCTCTGGCCCAGATCGGCCTGGGTGACGACATGGACCCCGGCAGCGCGCAGGCACTCGGTGCTACGATCCTGACCCTGGATAAGGCAGAGCGTGATGGGCGTAGCGGCCTGTTCAGCACGATCATGCAGACGTACCCACCCGAGCTGCAAGCCAAGATGTCGTACATCCGTGAGGGTGTGCGGCAGGGTCTCTCCCCAACGATGGCAATCTCGCAGGCCCAGGCCCGCATTGCCGAGGAGGACAAGATGACCCCGCAGGAGCGTGCCGCTATGGGTGCTGCCCACGCCAAGGACAACGCCGACATCGTGAACAGCATGGAACCCCGCAGCTTCGCGGATACCCTGTGGCTCAAGGCTAAGTCCCTGGTCAGCTCGGATGCAGCGAATCAACTCGCTGTCACCCCGCGCTCTAGCTGGTTCGAGAACGAGGAGCGGGTTGCCGAGGCTGGCGCTGCTGCGAAGTTCGCCATGCTGGAGGAGCTGCGCGCAGGTAGCGCATCGAACCCGTTCATGGGCGTCGAGGCTCGCAAGACCTCAGCCCTGGCCCGCCTTGCAGCCCGCACCGTGGAGACCGAGCACGGCCCATTCATCCTGCCACGCGGTACTTCGGTGCAGCAGTTCTTCGGCGTACCGGCCAGCACTGGCAAGGAACGTGTAGGCGCGGCGCTGAACGAGTACGTCAAGCCAGCCGATGGCAACCGCCTCGTGTTCCGTGTGGACGGCTCCGGCAAGTTCACGTTCAAGGAGCTGAGCAAGGAAGGCGCCCCGGTGCGCGACGGTATCCTCGACCCTCGCATGGTGGCCCCCATGGTGGCGCACCAGCAGGAGAAGGAAATCGGGCGCTACAAGGAGGAGTCCGGCCCAGGCATCCAGTACAACGGGTACAAGTTCAACGGCGACAACACCGTGGGCCTGGGCAACCGCTCGATGCTGGAGATGCGCAAGTTCACCCTGGACAGCCCGCACTTCTCGTTCAAGTTCGAGGACGAGGCCAAGGGCAACCACGCCATCAAGCTCGTGACGAACGAGGCCGGTAAGGTGGCGAAGGAGCTGGTACGCCAGACCCGCAAGCCGTCGCAGCCAGCACTTAATCTGTTCGCTGAGATGGCTATCAGTACCGACATGAAGGTGAAGGACCGCAAGGACTACCGCCCGCTGCTGGTGGCCCTGTCCGGCACTGACGAAGCAGCAGCACAAACCGCCATGCGTGGCACCACGTTGTACAAGTCGTCTAAGCCTGAGCGTCAGGCGCTGTACGACAGTATGATCCAACAAATTATGAGAGGCTACTAATGAGTGATTACCAGCGCATCGACCCGACTATCTACGGGGCGCAACCCCTGACCGCAAGGGACAATACTGCGAACGCCGACAGCCCGCTGTACGCCGCGCCCGCAGCCGTTCCCGCCAGTGCGGTGGTGGCCGGATCGACGCTGCTGGCCGAGGGCGAAGCAGCCCGCCGTGAAGCCCAGCGTCAGGAAGCAACCGCCTTTGAATCGGTGGGCGCTTCCATGTCGCAGTGGCTCCCAGCCCAGATGTACCGGGAGTTCCACGCACCCACGTTCGCTGCTGACGCCACGTTCAACCCGGCTGACTTCGTGCGCCGCAGCGTGGACTTTACCCTGACCGTGCCTGACGAGCAGTTCATCATGAAGGCCAAGAGCGCCGAGGATGCAGAGCACCGCACCCAGGTGATCCGCGACCGCAACACCGCGTACACCGCGATGGGTGACAGCCCGGTGGCATCGTTCCTGACCGGCGCACTGGACCCGACGTACCTCGCCATCGACATGGCAAGTATGGGTGCGGCCCGTGTGCTGCGCCTGGGCAAGCTGGGCGCTGGCGGTATCTCCGCTGGCCTCACGGTCGGCTCTGGTGTGTACGAGAGCACCCTTACCCCGACTACCCCAGAGCAGATCGCAATCAACGCTATGGCTATGGGTGCTGCCAGCGCCATGACGTTCCGCAATGGGCGCGTGGTTCGTTCAGACGAGGGCTTCCCTGCCCAAGAGCTGGGCGACGTGGCACGCCGTGCTGAGCGTCCCCAGGTTGCAGGCGAGGTGCAGGCTATGCCCGACCCGTCCCTGGCTGAGATGCCCAGCAACCTGACCACAGCCCGCGTGCCTGCGACCGGCGAGGGCCGCACGCCGCTCACGTACCGCGACGGCACTAGCGCGCCGGAGTACAACCCGAACTGGGCGATTAACCGCGAGACCCAGGCCGCACTGACCAGCGATGGCCGTGCTGTCATGGTGAACTCAGTGGACGACATCGCTGCGCACTCGGAGGCGGTGGCCCGTGGTCACGTCAGCATCGAACCAGACGCGAAGGCTGTGTACCTGCCAAGTGATGACCGGGTGTACCTCGTAGGCAGCAACATCAAAGCCGGTGACGACGTGAAGGGCATCCTGCTGCACGAGTACGGTGTCCACATGAACGCAGAGCGCGTACTCGGCACCAAGACGATGGGCGAGATGCTGGACCGCCTGGAGGACTTGGCAGTGTCCGGGAACCAGCGCGCTAAGCGTGCGTTCGAGGAAGTGCCAAGCAACACCCCGCAGCACTTGGTACGCGAGGAGGCGCTGGGCTACTACGTCGAGCGTAACCACGCCGTGTTCGGTGACGGCATTGTGCAGCGCTTTACCAATGGCGTTCGCGCCGCACTGCGCAAGGTCGGCCTCGGTGGCTTGAAGCTGAGCGAGGGTGAGATTGTTGCCCTCGTCCGCAAGGCTGCTAAGGGTGGAGCTAAGGCCGAGAAGGTTAGCTTTGACGCCACCTTCCCGATGGCTTGGCATGGTTCCCCAGTCAAGGGGATCGACTCACTGCAAACCCGCTTCGCTGGTACGGGTGAGGGCCAACAGGCATTCGGCTGGGGGCACTACCTGACCTCGGAGAAGGGCACCGCACTGGACTACCGCAACAAGGAAGCCGTGCGCCGGGGCAAGGCTGCTGACGACGGTGGGCTGTACCGCGTCAAGATCAAGGCAACCGAAGATCAGTTCCTCGACCTTGACGCACGGGTGCAGTCCCCCACCGTCGCCGCTGCTCTGGCGAGCCTGGGTGTCCGCGAGGGCGTCACCGGCAAGTCGGCGTACGAGTTCCTGGCGAAGTCGCTGGGCGGGGCTAAGCAAGCCTCCGAGGCGCTGCACGCTGCTGGCGTTGCAGGCAACCGCTACGCCACTGGCCGTACCCGGCACGCTGCTGTGAAGTCGAGTAACTACGTGCTGTTCAGCGACTCGACCGTGGACATCGCAGCCCGGTACTCCCGAGGCAGCGCCTCAGTCACCAAGGCCCAAGCGACCAAGCAAGCCCTGTCGGCTAAAGGTGTGGCCCAGGCTATCGAGTGGTCGTGGCACAAGACCATGCGCGGGTACAGCCCGAAGTCCGCCGAGATTGCAGACCTGCTGATGGACAACCCAGTGAACATGACCGGGAACTCCGCAGCGAGCATGCAGCGCGCGATCCGTGCTGACCTCGCCTCCTTCCAGTACAAGTACGAGGGGCTGCTGCTGGATGCAATGTCCAGCCGAGGCTTCGGCGTGCTCAAGCGCATCACGAACACCCGCGAGGCAGTGCGCGCCCAGCAGGCCATCGAGACCGACGTGTATCGTGAGCTGCTGCGCCGTAACCGCGCAGCCCGTGACGGTGTATCGCTGTCGAGCGTTGGCGTGTCCCCAGAGGTGGCCGCAATGGCTGACTCACTTGACGCCCTGGCCCGCCGCGCCTTGCAAGAGATGAAGGCAGCAGGCGTGGCGGGTGCGGACGAGGTGGACGAGCTGGCGGGCTACATCAATCGCCGGTGGGACATCGCCAAGATCGAGGCCATCGAGGCCAAGCTCCTGGCCGCTGGCCCCATGGACCCGGCTGCGCTGCGTATGCGCTTCGTGGACACCATCAGCATCGGCATCCAGCGCGCTAACGGCTGGGACGCCCAGGTAGCCCAGGACATCGCCGGGGCCATCTACGACCGCACCAAGCGCAAGGGTCAATTCCAGGACGCCGAGTTCCATGCGAACCTGGGTGAGGACAGCGCGAACGTGCTGCGCTCGATGCTGTCGGCTGAGGGTCTGGGCGGGCAACGCCTGGAGCGCGTCATGGAAATCCTGGCCGGTAAGGCAGACGATGCAGGGAAGACCCCAACGCTCAAGTCCCGCGTGGACATGCACATGGACGAGGCTATGCTGCTGCCAGACGGTAGCTCGGCCTCGATCATGGACATGCTGGACACCAACGTGTCTCTGCTGACCGAGCGCTACCTCGACACGGCCTCGGCCCGTTCGGCGCTGGCGAAGAAGGGTATCGAATCGCCTACCGCCGTTGCAAACATGCGCAAGGAGCTGGCGCAGTCGATCCCGGACCTCAAGGCCCGAGGCGAGGCTGTCCAGGGCTTTGACGACGCGATGAATGTCCTGCATGGCCACCCGGTCGGTGAGGACATGCTGAGCGGCATGCGGAACGTGCAGGCAGTCACGCAGATGGTCGGCTTGGCCTCGTCGGGTATGTGGCAGCTCACCGAGTACGCCACGATCATGGCCCGCTTCGGCGCTGGCCGCGTGATGTCGAGCATGCTCAAGGAGATGCCATTCCTGCGCAAGCTCAGCCCGCAGGACAGCGCGAGCCTGCACTCAGTGCTCACAAGGAACTCGGCCCAGGACACGCGCCTGCGCCCGTTCATCACCCGCATGGAGGATGGGTTCGATGTGCCGGCCTCCGACTCCGTACAGCTCTCACTGATGCAGGCGAAGCAACTCGTACCGTATGCGAACGCGATGAAATACGTGCAGCATCATCAGGCCCGCACCACGGCAAACCTGATTATCGACGTGCTTAATCGTGCAGCAGGCGGGGAGTCCTCGGCGCTTAAAACTTTGGCAGAGTACGGTTTAGAGTCCCATAGTATGGTGAAGGTATCACCGGACATTCGCACGCACGGCATGGACACTTCCAAGTGGTCCCACGCTACGTGGCAGGAGGTCCGGGGACCGCTGACCAAGATGATGGATGATGCAGTCCTTCGCGCTCGCCTCGGTGAGATGCCGAAGTTCGCACACACCAGTCAAGTTGGCAAGTTCCTGTTCACGTTCCGCAGCTTCGTGCTCGCGGCGCACAACAAGGTGCTGGCTAATACCCTGAACAACTCCGGCTACGCTGGCCTCGGCCTCCTGCTGGCTTACCAGATGCCGCTCACCGTCCTTGCGACGGCAGCGAACTCTGGACTTGCCGGTAAGAAGCAAGAGTCCTTGGAGGAGACCACTAAGAAGGCGTTCAGCCAACTCGGTGCTCTTGGCCTGTTCTCGGAGATGTTCGGCGTAATGGCTGGCACTAAGCAGCAGTTCGGTGCTCCGGGCCTCATCGCCGTTGACCGCCTGTACAAGGCGCTCGGCAGCATCCATGAGGGCAACCCAGGCAACACCGCCGCCGCTATGGTGAACGCTACCCCGATCCTGTCGGCAATCCTGCCAGCCCGCGCTTTGGGTGAGGCACTGAAAGACAACAAGGAATAACCAATGACGTATAACGCCCAGTCCGTCGTATCGGACGGCACCCTGGCCGAGCTGCTCATCACCTTCGAGGTGTTGGACCGCAACACGGTCTCGGTGCTTATGGAGGGCGTTCCTGTCCCATCGACCACCGGCTTGTGGTCGTGGGTGGGCACCTCCCGCAGCAACATCAAGTTCCACCCCGCCGTACGCGATGGGGTGGTTGTCACCGTGACCCGCACCACCAATCTGGACGAGCTGGTACACCAGTACAGCCAAGGTGCGCAGTTCCGTGCAGGCACACTGGACGAGAGCTTCACGCAAATTCTGCATGCGGCCCAGGAGTTCAAGGCAGGCTTGGTCCGCCCCAGCGACAACCTGCCGCTGCCTGTGGGGCCATTCGCCAGCCCCGGCACCTCCGAGTTCTACGCCCGCGCGGATCACGTCCACGAGGGCAGCACAGGCGGTGGGGGTGGCTCCGGTTCGGATGGGTTCAGTACCGCTATGGTTCTGGCCTACCAGCGTAGCCCGGTGCTGCCCAGCACCAGCCCTGGCCCAGTCACCTACGCCTTCTCCACTGCGAAGATCACAGTACCAGCAGGCAATGAGCTGGCCGGTGGCTGGCTCAAGACTATCCCCGCCGGGACTGATCCCCTGTGGGTCACGCTCTGTTCTGCCGCTGGCCGTGGTCTCGTGGACACCGCCACCGGGGAAGAGTGGACGACCCCAGTGGTCCTGGCCCGCGATGGGCTGAATGGGCTGAACGCTGCAACGGTGTTCATCTACTCGCGTACCCCTACCGAGGTTAGCCCAGCAAGTCCTTCCAATACCTGCCAATACAACTTCGCCTCCGGGGTCGTTACCGGCCTGAACAATGGATGGACGTCTGCCGTCCCGCCAGCCTACGGCGGCAAGTTCCTGTGGGTCAAGACGGCTACCGCGTCGGCCTCTGGTATTACCGACACTATCATGTCGGAGGAGTGGGCTGACGGTCAGCTCCTAGCCCAGGACGGCCTGGACGGTCAGAACGGTGGCGCTAACGGGCTGAGTAATGCTGTGCTCTATGCGTATAAGCGTGTAGCAGACCGGCCCACCGATAACCCCGGCCCAGTCACCTACCACTTCCCCTCGGCCCGCATCACCACCCCGAGCACCGACGCCCTGGCTAACGGCTGGTCGAAGATCGTCCCGGCAGGTACAGGGCCGCTGTGGGTAGTGGCGGCGTCGGCGTCTAACTCAGACATCACTGACACCATTGACGCGTCCGAGTGGGCGAGTCCTGAGCTGCTGGGCAGTGCTGGCGTGGACGGCCTCTCGGTCGCCACCCTGTACGTGTACCGGCGCACCAGCACCTCGGACATACCAGCGGTTCCAGTGAACCCGGTAAGCTACGACTTCCGCAGCGCCCAGATCAGCGGGCTGACAAACAACTGGTCCGCAGCGATCCCGAGTACGGGCGGTGACAACCTCTGGGTTACCACTGCCACCGCGTCAAGCGTCAGTGGCAGTGACACTATCGCGTCGAGCGAGTGGGCTACCCCCGGCATCTTGGCTAAGAACGGCACGAATGGCAACCCTGGCAATCCGGGAGCAAACGGCTCTCGCGGGACTGTCACCGTGGTGGGCAGCGCTAGTGCGTGGTCCACGTCCGCCGCGAACGCAGCTATCTCGGCTGCGGGGTACGGCGCTCCTATCAACCGGGACGTTGTAACCCTGACTGACGGCTCGTTCACCCAGACCCGGTTCTACGACAACGGTAGCTGGACACCGCTGACCGCGTACATTGACGGTAATCTGCTAGTTACAGGTACGCTGTCCGCGAACAAGGTAACGGGCGGGGTACTGTCCGGGATCACCATGAACGTCGGCAACGGGCAGTTCCGTATCTTCGACCAGGGCGGCAACACCTTTAGCACGTACGCCCTAACCTTCGGGTCCCGCACGGGCACGTTCGATAGTGCTGGCCTGGCGGTTACGCCGCTCCTCGCTCAGGTATCGAGCATCAGCAGCGCGGCCCCAGAGGCGATCTACGCGAACAACACCTCGGGCGGTAACGGGTCCCACGGCATGCGTGCCCGTGCTAAGATCGCCGGGACCAGCACTTACGCTGCGGGTCTCGTGGGTGTGGCTGCTGGGTATGACTTCTACGCAGAGGGTGCGGGGACCAACTACGGCCCCTTCACTGGCGCTCACGATTGCCTGCTGCCGAATGGGACGACGCTGATCCCTGGCGACATTCTCGTGGACGTTAAGTGCGTGAACGCCGACCACCTCAGCAACACGATCTTCGAGGTCGCCGCAAGCACCGTTGCCATGCAGCCTGCTATCGGCGTGTTCGCCATGACCCAAGGCTCGCTGGCAGATTCGGTCCCTAGCGCCCTCATGGGCGACGGTGGCCACACCGACAAGCCAACGTACGCCTGGACCCTGAACCGCCACAAGTACCAGCGCGCCGCTATGAATGCGGTAGGTGAGGGCATGCTGGCGGTTTGCGGGCAGGGTGGCAACCTCAAGAACGGCGACTTCATCTGCACGAGCGACATGCCCGGTAAGGGTATGAAGCAGCCCGACGACCTCATGCACACGTACACCGTGGCTAAGGTCCGGGGCAACGTGGTGTTCTCGCGCCCTGACGAAGTTCAACTCGTGCCGTGCATTTATCTGTGCGGCTAATCAAGGAGTAATGTATGGCATCCTCCCGCAAGGAGCTGGAGGAGCTGCACAAGATGATCGCGCAATCGTTCAAGATGCGGATCGCCGCTGACATGACTGACGAAATCCCCACGGATGCCGCCACCCTGTCGGCGGCTGTGAAGTTCCTCAAGGATAACGCAGTAACCGCCGACCCAGCGGACCAAGATGACCTGCACGAGCTGCGGGACAGGCTCGCGGAGCAGGCGGCTAACCGCAAGAAGCGTGGCACTAATGTGCTCGACCTTGTGAAGTCCGACCTCCGGGACGGCACTGATGGATAGCCGCCAGCGATTCTCCCATGCTATGGCAGTCGCGGAGCACTTCGAGCACTTCGAGGACTTCGCCATGTGGGGAATGGAATTCCTCGGCTTCCCGCTTACCGGGATGCAGGAGGACATCGCCGCCTTCATGGCGTTGGGTCCACGCCTCCGCATGGTCATGGCACAGCGGGGTGAGGCTAAGTCCACCCTGGCTGCACTGTACGCCGTGTGGCGGCTTGTCCAGCGCCCACAAGATCGGGTGCTGGTTGTGTCGGGTGGCGAGGCCCAAGCGTCGGAAGTCGCTACCCTCATCATCCGACTAATCATGACGGCTGACATCTTAGAGTACCTACGCCCCGACCGCCAAGCTGGCGACCGGAGTTCCGTAGATGCCTTCGATGTACACCACGCCCTCAAGGGGCTGGATAAATCACCGTCCGTCGCTTGCGTCGGTATCACAGCGAACTTGCAGGGTAAGCGCGCTGACCTACTGATCGCAGATGACGTGGAGACCACGAAGAACGGCCTGACGGTGACGCAACGCGAACACCTCTTGCTGCTGACTAAGGACTTCTCGTCCATCTGTACCCACGGCGACATCATGTACCTGGGCACCCCGCAGACGAAGGACTCAATCTACAACACCCTACCGGGACGAGGCTTTGATGTCCGCATCTGGCCTGGACGATTCCCGACGCCAGAAGAAGTGGAGAAGTATGGCGAACGACTGGCCCCGTTCCTTAGTGAACGCATTAAGGCTGACCCCAGCCTCCAAAGTGGGGCAGGACTCGACGGCACCAAAGGTAAGCCCGCCGACCCGCAACGCTACACAGAAACAGACCTCTGCGAGAAAGAGCTAGACCAAGGCCCAGAGGGGTTCCAGTTGCAGTACATGCTGGACACCTCACTCTCTGACGCTGCACGGCAACAGCTCAAACTCTCCGACCTCCTCGTGGCGAACTTTAACCATGAGCGACTCCCAGAAATACTCGTGTACCAAGCGGCTCCCAAACATCTGGTTGAGATGCCCGCAGACTTCCCGATCCCATTGACCAAGCTGTACCACCCTGTCCCGGTTGACTGCCACTTCGCTACTCCCAAAGAGAAGCCGATGATGTACATCGACCCGGCTGGCGGTGGTAAAGATGAACTCGGTTTCGCTATCAGTGTCCCCCTCGGGCCCTACATCCACGTCCTCGACGTGGGTGGCCTCAAGGGCGGCTTGACAGACGAGAACGGTGAGAAACTGGTCGATCTGATCCGCAAGTTCGGTGTAACGCTCGTCAAGGTGGAGTCCAACATGGGCCACGGCTTGTTCGAGATTAACCTTCGCGCAGTCCTTGCCAAACGGCGAGAGGACCGCCCCGAGGACGAGTTTAAGAATGTGGGAGTCATCGGAGAATACAGCACCGGGCAGAAAGAGCGTCGTATCATCGACAGCCTAGTTAGCTCCGTCCAGCGGCACCGTGTGATCCTGCACACCGCTGTGTTCGAGTCCGACGCCCTGTATGGCAAGCAGCACACGCCAGATCAGCGCAAGAGCTACAGCATGTTCTACCAGTTCGCCAACATCACCACCGACAGAGGCTCGCTGACCCACGACGACCGCCTAGAGGCGATGGCCGGGGCAGTACGGCACTGGAAGGGTGTGCTGGTCACTGACGAACACAAAGCAGCAGAGGCCCGCGCAAGCGCCGACGCAGCCGAGTTCGTTGCAAACCCAATGGGCTACTCCGATCAAAGGAACAAGCCCGCACGCGGCATCCGCCGCAACATCTACAAACGGAGATAGCATGTCTATCAAGGAAACTGCGGTCGAGACCGTCAAGGCTTCACCGCCGCTGTCGGTCACTGGCCTGCACCTCTTTGGTGTGAGCTTGGCCGACATTACGTACCTCGCTACGATCCTGTACACGGCCTTCATGCTGTACTTCTTGATCCGCGATAAGTGGTGGAGGCAGCGTGGCAAATAACCTCAAGATCAAACTTGCGGGTGCGGCCCTGGCCGCTACCGTGGCCCTGGTGCAGTTCGCAGAAGGCTACCGCCCTGTCCCCTACCGCGACCCGGTAGGCATCTGGACGGACTGCACCGGCCACACTGGGCCTGACGTGATCCCCGGTAAGCGGAACACTCACGCCCAGTGCGAGGCCAAGCTTACCGACGACCTGTGGAAGGCCGAGTACCTTGTGGACCGCTGCTACCCCGGCTTGACCGGGCATAGCAAGGGTGCGATGGTCTCGCTCGCCTTCAACATGGGTCCGGGTGGCAAGGGTGTGAAGGACGGCGTGTGCTCGCTCAAGAACGGGAACAAGCCGACCATGCGCCGCATGTGGGAACAGGGCAACCTGAACGGCATGTGCTACGAGATTCCGAAGTGGAACGCTCAGAAGCTCCCCGGCATCACCAAGCGCCGCATTGCCGAGCGCGACCTCTGCCTGAAAGGCCTGCAATGACTCGCATCCTCGCAATCGCCCTAGCGGCTGTGCTTCTCGTATCGGTAGCGCTGGGCTTCGGCCTGCATGCTAATCGCGCCGCTCTGGCCGAGTCCGTTGCGCGGGTCACGGCCCTGGAGGCTGAGGTGAGCACCCAGAAATCCCTCGTCCTCGCCGCCGATGCTGCCGCCAAGGCCCGTGCCACAGCAACCGCCAAGAACGCCAAACAACGATTGAAGGAGCAACATGCACTCGCTACCGCGCTTGCAAAGCATCCGGCCTGGGCTTCTGAGCCTGTGCCTGCTGATGTCTCTGGCTCTCTCGGGGTGCAGTACCGCGCCAACCCGGACTGAGCCTACGCTGGTCCCGGAGGGGTACTTACTGAATACCGATGAACCAATCCTGTATGCCGCTGGGCCAGACCTCACTAACGGGGAGCTGGCTGACGGCCTGCTCGACGTACGTGACGCCCTCCGAACATGCAATGCGGACAAGGCTGCGCTGCGTCAGTGGAACCTCACTGTAAAGGACGCACATGCGCTTAAATGAGAACACGCTCACCGCCCTGGGTACTTTCCCTGGCGGTGGCATCTACCGCTTCGTGGTGACTAACACCGGCAACGTGCCGCTGTCGGGTGTCTACTTAGAGGCCCGGAACACTCCGGACAAACCATTCTTCACGATCCTCGACGCCAGCTCGGACTTCACGAACCTGCACGGCATCCTGGGCTATACCGCGACCGATGGCACGCTCGACGTTATGAACCTCAAGCCCGGTGTGGCTGTGAGCTTCTACGTGGACTGCTCGCAGTTCACCTCTGTCCGAGTGTCGGCTACGGGCCGCAACGCTGACGCTGAGGTTCTGGTGTCGCTGCCTAGCGGCTTCCCTTCGGACATCGCGGCACTGCTGGTTACGTCTGCTGGTGCTGGCATGGTTGGCCTCGTACCCCTTGCCGGTATCGCCAGCGGCGATGTGCAGGGTGCTCTGGTGGAGCTGACAGCCAACGTCACCGCCGCGCAGATTTCCGCCAGTAACGTAGAGGCTACCGCCCTCGACGCCGTGCGTATCGCCCAGGCTGCGTATGACGCGGCGTCTGGTGGGTCCGAGCTGGAGCAACGCCTTGCCGGACCTACGGGGGCAACCATGGTGGGCCTCGCTGACGGGGTAACTGTCAAGGACGGCTTTGACGCTGTGGACCGCAGTATCGCCAGCTTCCAGGGTGCGGTGGGCGAGGTGGGCCTGGACTTTCAGCAGGTAAATTATCGCGTGGATGTGGTGGAGTCGCGGGTCCAGCAGGCCGAGGCTAACATCACCCAGCTCCAGGCTGGTGGTTCGGGGAACACCGAACCCGCTATCCCGACCGGTACTGCCGCCCAGTACATCCGGGGCGACAAGACCCTCGGCACCTTTGAGGAGGCCACAAGGGCCTCTAAGCTCACTGGGTTTAGCACCGCGTCTTCCTCCGCTGTGAACTCAAACGATACGGTGCTCAGCGCCCCTGGGAAGTTGCAGGCCCAGATGGACCGTCGGGAGGTGGCCGCTAACAAGGGTGCCGCCAGCGGCTATCCCGGCCTGAACGCAAGCCGCGCGCTGCTGCTACCGAACTCGGGTAGCACGTTCCAGGCCACCCTGTCGAACTCCAACACAGCAGCCCGCGCGTACACACTTCCCGACAAGTCGGGGACCCTGGCGATGCTGGATGACTTGCCGACCGGGACAGGGGACTTTAAGCTCCTGCTGTCCGGTACACTGTCTTCCGCAACGTCTAGTGTGTACTACCCGACTGTTCTGCCAGCGGAGTACGACAGCCTGATCGTGCAGATCAACGGTCTAGGGTTCACTGCCGTGGACTACCTGCGCCTCCGCTTCGTAGTAGCCGGGGCCATCGCCTCGACTAGCGGCAACTACAACTCGACCTCTACAAACAGCACCAGTACCGCAGCCACGGCTGTGGACGCAGTTAACCTGTCTGCTACCTTGACGTCGGGCACTACCATGTCCGCAATGTTCCAAGTGGATTGCACCGGGGCCGGTGCTGTAGGCTCCAGGCTCTACCAGGTGCGGTCGTTCTACATGAATGACACCGCCCCCGGTCGATTCACTACCAACCTCACGGGTGGCTTTATCGCGCCCACGGCTGGTCAAGCTATCACGGGCTTCCAACTGTTCGGTGGCGGTGGTGCGACCATCGCTGCGGGTGTCCAACTACGTGTCTACGGAATCAAGAGGTAACATGGAAGAACTGACAATCTGTGAGAGCGGGGTGTATCGCCCGCTCACCCCCGAGGAACTGGCCGAGCTTATGCAGCGCCGTGCTGGTGCCGCAGAGGCCGCTGTCGAGGCTGTGCGGCTCGCCAGGGCCGAGTACCTAGCCGAGGTCCGGGAGATGCGGGAAGACCTGCTGAACCGCCTCACGGGCATCGCTATGGCTGCACAGCTCCAGGGCGACACCACCCTACCTGCCGCGTTCGTGCAGGCCCGCCAGCGCCTGCTGGACATTACCAAAGTGGCAAGTGTTGTCAACTCGACAACAGCCGCAGAGTGCAAGGCCGCAGTCAAGGCCGAGTACGCCAACATCGCTGTGCAGGCCCCCACGGGCCTCCGTACGGCGTTCTCAACCATGGGAGCATAATGTACCTCACCGCCATCGTAATCGCCCTGTGCGTCGCCCTGGTGCCCCTGACGTGGGTGCTGTACCTCGCCATCATGTCACTGTACCGCGTCAAGGAGGAGCACGGCCTGAGCACTGCCGCGAAGGTGCTGGGATACCCATTCCTGGCACTGGGCTACCTCTCGGACTTCCTGCTGAACTGTACAGTTGGCACGGTACTGTTCCTGGAGCTGCCCAAGGAGATGCTGCTGTCACCGCGTGTGGCACGGCACAAGCTGGAAGGTACTGGCTACCGCAAGGTGGTCGCTACTTACATCTGCAATGAGCTGTTGGACCCGTTCGACCCGAGCGGGTGCCACTGCAAGAAGTCCCTGTACGACTAACCTAAACGAAGGAGCACTACTATGGCATTCACCGCCGCAACCCCGCAAGCAACCATCGAAGCAACTCGTCAAGCAATCGTCAAGGCTGAGAAGGCTTTGGAGCTGTACATGCAGTTGAACAACCCTACCCTCCTGGCAGCAGCCGATGCAGCCCTGACCGCAGCCGCAGCAGCCATCACCGCAGTCAAGGCATAACATGGTAGCGGAGGAGTCCTGCAACAGGATGTATGACCTCCGCGCCCTACTCGTAAGCGCCCACCGCTGGAGCGACCTGTACATGGGTGGCTCTAGCAATCCCGGACTAGCAAGCGGCACCGATGTGTGTCTGCTCGCCCTCCGGGATGGGCTGGTAGACCGATACCCGCTGGCACAGCCCGAGCCGGTAATCGTGTACAGAGATAGGGAAGTGATCCGAGAAGTTCAGGTCACAAAGGAAGTCCAAGTAATCAAAGAGGTCGAGAAGCCTCTAGCATCGAATGAAGTTAAGATCGTAGACGGACAAGTAGCGACAGTCCCAGTGTTGAACCTGCTAGGGCTTAGCCTAGGGACATCAGCGAAGCTTAGCGTCACAGCAGGTAAGCTAATCGGCATCAAGCTGGTTTAGCACGGAATGGTTCAGCCTTAGCGGTATTTCTGAGACTGGACCAGTACAAAGCTGTACAGCGTGGTTCCTAGCGGTAGCAGGTGGCTAGGTGCGAGTACATAGTAGCACTGAAATTTGCAGCACTCATGCGAGGCTCCCTCCCGAACTCTCCGCGCCAGAACTCCCCCGTGGCCCTCCCTCGGCACAGAGAACAGCTCGGTCGCTCAGCAGCCGCACGCACCGCGCATGGACTAGCGCAGCATAGCTCGGTAGCACTCAGCCTAGCTGGCTCAGCTCAGCCCAGAGCAGCAGAGCACAGCGCCTGGAGTTCAGCAGCACGAGCGCGGTATCTGTCTCTTTTGCACAGCCCTACAGCGTACTAGCCGTACCCAGCCCAACCTAGCTAGGTAGCACAGCAGCCGCACAGGTACTCACAGCTACCGCACAGAGACAGCACAGCACAGCGCACAGCCTAGCTCCACCCTGCTACGCAGAACAGCAGCGGGTTATACCGCTCTCATGCTGCGCCCTCTCGCTGTCCGCTCATGGTCTTACCATTTTATGTCCCTCTAAAGGATTCTATTGCTTCCCGTACAACATACGCATGTAACCTATTGATTCCATTGAGTATTCGTGGCTGTGCTGCGCTATGGTTAGATGTGCCTATATAGATAGGCTTAGGTGCTTAGGTGCTGTGTTGTATAGATGGTACACACTAGACACATACCGCTTGCAAGGCTTAGAGATACGTGTCATACTGTTTCACATGTTGCAGCGTATCGCAGCAGTTAAGCACCGTACCTAGTGTTGAGCTACATAGTCCTTCCGGGCTTGCGAAACACACTACCGAAAGCGCTTGACGCAACACAGTAGTTCAGGCATCATGGCTACATCGGCTGACACACAACGCTGTCAGGTACACCGAAGCTCTTTAATAACCTAGTCAATCACTCTGTAGTAAATCAAAGGGCGCATAACCGGCGCAACACCTGATCCTCTGCTAGTCCTAATGTTGGACGACGTAAGACAGTGAGATGTCCGGTGAGCTGCGATAACCCGAGTTAGGTTGCCCCTAACCCTAAGCAGTAAAGAGTGGTTGACAAGGCGAACGGTTCCTGCGATACTGGGAACCACTGAGCGGCACTAAGCAGCAAGCCACTCAGTAGCAGCAAACAGTAGTTGACAGCAGCGCGGTAGTATGCGACACTGTGAACACTGAGTAGCACAGCAGGATACAGCAAGCGACGGATTGGATGGTTCGCTTAGCATAAGGTGGCAAACGGGCCACGCTGGATTGCAGCACGACACAAAAGCTTAGGGCGCTTTGCCCTGTGGTAGATGTGAAACGGTTGTGAGTTTAAAGGCGAACTGTTCAGAGCGAAGTCTGTGAACTTCATAGGGCCGGAGGCGCACCCGAGACATTGCGCCGAGTCGAGTTTGAAAGCTCGATCCTCTGGGATTAAGAGGAGATCAAAATTGGCACGGTAGCACCGGCCACACTGTAGACTTGGCTCCTAATGAGCTGAGCGGCACAGTAGGACACGCTCCTAGCACTCATCCTGATTCGTCAGGCTCTCGCTGCTAGGTTAAAGAAACGGCCTACTGTGTGACAGGCGAAAGCCTTGGTAGCTCTGGCGCTGTTCTAGGCCAGCGTAGAGCAACGGCGTTGACCGACCTCTAACAGAGCTACCAAGCCTTTCACTTGTAAGAGGTTGAACATGATTAGCACACTTGATGCAGCGGTAGCACGTACGCTGCAAGTCCAGTTCGATACCGCCACAGCAGCACGCTACCTGAAACGGCACGGCTACTCTGTGACCGTGGCGGCGGCTTTCCTGAGCCGGAGGCGTTAATGGGAACCGCAACTAAGCGCGCTGTGAAGCGTGAAGCAAAGCGACAAGAGCTGGCGTTCAGCAAGCAACCCGAGGCACGTATTGCTCGACTGCGTATGGCTGACTCATGGCTCAAGCGGGACGGTCAAGAGGGCCGCTTCCACAATGCCAAGAATGCCAAGGCGGTACACGAGGGCATTGATCGCTCTACGCTGAGTAAGGGCCGGTCGTCATCCCACATAAGGAGTTCGCTGTGACTACGCCGGACCCTAGAATAGCGGCGTACATAGCCGAGATAGAGAGGCCAGGCATCCCCTGGATTTCTACGTCCCACATCACCCTGAGCGGCCTGCAAAGTGAGCACGGGGCGGCACTCATCCAGCAGTTGATAGACGCATACTTCGCTGCTAAGCGCAGCTCTGCGCACATCAGGAGTTCGCTGTGATGCACCGCTGCCACTATGTGCTGATGCGGCGGCACCGAGTCCACCCTGAATGGGTGTTCTCGCCCATCAAAGACACGTACCGCTGCGGAGCTTGCGGCAGGCTGTATCAAGTAGTTCGCTTCTAGAGCACAAGCCAATGCCTTGCATGTCAGGGCATTACCGTGCGCTCTGCACGATTCAAACCCTGTACCTAACTTTACACTGGAGTTCATCATGACCGCAGCAAAGCCTATCGCCACCAAGACCAAGGCGAAAGCCACCACGCCACAGAACGGCCCGACCACGGAAACCCGCAAGGCAGCAGGCAAGGCAGGCGCACCGATTGCGCAGGCCACTCGCTCGGTAGTCGAACCGGCACCGGCTAAGCTGTCGATTGCTGTGGATGCTCCGGCGGCTGCGGTGGACAAGCTCATCACGTCCATCAAGACTCGCGGCCAGAAATTCGACACTGACATCCACAGCGCTGGTCTGGCGTGCCTGTACCACGCTGACAAGCATGGCGACGTGACGCTCATGAACCGCCTCGTGATGGCTCTCCCGAAGTCGAGCCGTCGGAATGCACTCGCTCAGTGGGCGGTGGCAATGGGCAAGTTCAAGCCGAACGAGGACAAAGCCACGCTGCAACAGCTGCCACTGGCGTTCGACAAGGCAAGCGCTACGCTCATGGACGATGCGAAGGCTAAGCCGTTCTGGGACTTCAAGAACGTCCGTGAAGGCACGACTGACTGGGACTTCGGCGGCTACATGACGAACGTGAAGAACACCCTGTTCAAAGCCATGCAAAAGGGCGGCGAAGATGCGGCCAAGGCTAAGGCGATGTTCGATGCGATCAGCGCGACCGAAGAAGCGTTCAACGTGGTCAGCACGGCTAAGCTGCCGCCGCTGCCTGCCGATGTCAAGCATGAGCGTCGCGGTGCTGTCGGTGCGGCTATCCCTACGGCGCACTAATGGGAACCGCTATCCGCATGCCGCTGCTGAACACAGCGCGGCGCAACCTATCTAACTTCGTGCTGGAGCAGGCCGACTTGCGCAGCCGTCTGCTCGGCTTCGGGTATGTCGATGCACCGGTCGCCCCTGAGACGTACCTGGAGCTGGTGGCCGCGTACAAGGCATCCATGAGTAGCGGGCGACCGCTACCTGTGTGGCGCGGCGCATCCGACAAGACCGTGTACACCTCGCAGGGCGCTAACTGGGCTGGGCGGTACTGGCACGACTGCCTGCACGTCCAGCACCGGCTGCAATTCACCACCACGGATGAAGTCGCCATTGGCTGGCTACAGCTCGGCGCGGTTGCGGCTGAGTTTGGCGCGGACTCTCTGGAGTGGGCGCTGATGTACACGGACACCGTGGGGCAGGCGTACTACGCCGCCGAGCACGGCGGGCAGTTCCCTGACGACCAGTTGGCGTTTGCTATCGAAACGATTGACTGGCTCAAGTAGTGCAGGCAAACCACAGCGTCACGAGTTGGCGCTGTACTTTGTCCACTAGGACGCAAGGATGGGATCGCATAACATGGGCGCGGCTCATGGAATCTGCGGGCACACTGGAGCCAGAGCTATGGAAGTTTAGATGGCGCGGCTTACCGCCGCACGACAGCCCCACTATGGGGCCACAATCAGAGGCGCGTTGGCGCATTGTTAGACATCCCACCGGGATACCTGTTTCACACTTTGACGATGGCCGTGCCTAGCGCACTGGCATCTTGAGGTTGTAAGCCCTGCGGCACCCACCCTTCGCTATAGAACTCGGCCAAGCATTCCCCAGACGTGGGGTGAGGCGCGATCCCAATTGGCGCAACTTGCGGTGCCGCACCACGTACAACTTCTTAACGCGCTGCGGCGCACACTCGGAGCAAGCATGACTCAACAGCAGGTACGTAAGGTTTATCCGCACCAATTCGTTTCGGACATGGTAGCGGGGCGCGAAGTGCGCAAGCATGAGCGCCGCATCGCAATGCAAGGCGTCCGCATCGACCGCCGCAAGCAAGAGCGCCGGGAGGACGTGCAATGATTACCTGCCGCCAACTGCGCCGCTCGTGCCACGTCAAGGGCAGTAAGCTGCACCGCGCGGTATCCACAGTGCTCGACCCACGCCGTGCTCTGCGTGAGCTGCGCAAGGCTCGGCGGGGCTACCCTGCGGAGGGCGGCAGGTTCTTCCTGCACGTCACCGACCTGGGGTTCGCCTTTGTCTGGGAGCTTACGCCGCAAGGTCACGCGTTCTGGAGCAGACTGGACAGGGCGCTGCACTCGCACAAGTAATCAGCTCCAGCGCCGCGAGTCGGCGCTGCGGCGGGCGACTTGCCCGGTTCAACTAGGAACCAACATGAAAGTAGTCGTATCGGCCTATCAGGCCGGACAGACGCCAGAACAGAACGCGAAAGCCACCGCAGCCTTGATCGTGCAGTTGGCGGGCACGGATTACAAGTTCTCGCTGGTGCAAGGCGTGTTCAACGGGACGAATGAGACCTCGCTGTTGGTCTCCGGGTTCACCCGTGTAAAAGAGATGCTGGGCTTCGCGGCCAAGCTCTGCAAGGCGTACAAGCAAGAGTCGGTGTACGTGGAAATCGCCGGTGAGGCGTCCCTGCTGGACGAGGACGGTCGCATGCGTACCATCGGCACCGAATCGGAGTACAGCGCGGCACTGGTGAACAGCCCAGCGTTCCGCCGCACGTACCGCTCGTTCACCTTGATGCGTGACGGCAGCGCGTTCGTGGCACACACGGCGCTGGAGCTGGCCGCATGAACCCCGCCGTACCTGCACCAATCCCACGCGGCGTCACTTTCGACACCGAACCGGAATGGATGAAGAAAGCAAGAACCGTGCCAGTACGCTCCTCCTGGGAGTCCCGCCAGCCGGTCGAAAGCAAGCCCGCCCTCTAAGCAATTAGAGTCACATAGTATGCAGAGATAGAAAGGCAACATGACTAAACCGCAACTGCCGCACGTTCGTTCGGCGCAAGTGATCCTCAAAGGTGCTGCCAAGTGGGCCGCACGCTACAGCATGTGGCGCACTGGCCGTCTGCGCTTCAAGAGCATCCTGAAATTTGCTGGCCCGACGTTCGACATCCAGCGCGCCAGCTCGCAGGGCGCTACGCTGCAAGCCGGTGTCATCGGGAACGCCGTCCACATCATCGTGGATCGCACCGAGTACGTGTACCCGCTGGCCACCGTGGGCCGCTCCCGCATCGTCCACCACAACTAAGGAACGCATGAACCTCCCCGTTAAGAAGTCCCCGACCGACAAGATCATGGGCGAGTTCCACGCCAAGGTCGCCCAGCTCACCGCCGTGGCTGAGCGTCAAGACCACAAGGCCGAGACGAGCCACACGAAGTGCGCGTACCTCACCGAGGTGTACCTCGGCCTGGGTCGCTGGCTGGCATCGCTGTACACGCGGCAACTGACCCGCCTGCTGGGCAAGCGTTCCGAGTGCCACGCCGAGGCGGCGAAGGCCCGTGCGGCCTGCACTCGCATCCAAAAGTTCCTGGGTGAGGCGAACTGATGCGCACGTTCACCGGCACCTACAGCGGCACGTTCCGCATCGTCGTCACCGACGACCTCGTAGCTGAGTTCCGCAAGGAAGCCCAGACCTCGCACTCGAAGGCGCTGGCGGCAGCCCACGCTGCGCACCCAACGAACGATGAGGCATTCGTGGAGCAAGTCATCAAGGGCGGTCTGCGCGCCGTGGTGAAGTGCTCCCTGGCCGACGCCATCTACGACACTCCAGGCATGGGCGGCACCGTCAGCCCAGCCAAGATCGAAATCGTGGGCCTGCCCGCCGACGCTGCACAGCAGCACGTCGAGCCGCAAGTGCTGGAGGTGCGCCATGCTGGGTAAGATCGAAACCGGGATCATCGTGAACCGCGATGAAGTCGTGCCGCGTAACATCGACGGTTACCACTACTACCAAGGCATCCTGAGCATCGCTGGTCGGGGCCGCTGGGAAACACCGCTGGCTCGTACCACGAACGAGGCGCAGACCCTGCTGGACGACCTGCGCAAGCAGCACATGCCGCAAGCCGAAACGCTGGACGGTATCAGCGCGGCTCAGGCGGCAGTGTTCGCTCAGGCTATCGACGGCCAAGTGCGCCCACGCAGTCTCGTGCCACAAGCCGAGGTGGTGCGCCGGTACGCCGAGGGCGTCGAGCCGCAATGACCGCCTGCCGAGCTGCGTACGCAACGGCGCTGCTGTTGATCCTGCTGTACACCATCCTGCGCACTCCGCCCAAGGCGTGAGCTGCACTCGCACAACAATAACGAACGAGGAACCCATGATCTAACGCTGTGAGCCGCAAGGCCAACAAAGCCCATAGACCTGAGTACCGTAAGACCCGGACGGCCTGCGCCATAGAAAGTACAGGCAACAACCCACAAGAAAGGCACTACCATGATCCGCACCAATACCCGTACCATCGCCCTGTTCGCTACCTCCGCAACCCGCTTCATGTCGGAAGCCACCGATGGCACCACCGGCTCGGTCGGCGGCGCTGCCACGGAAGTCAAGCCGACCCTGACCCCAGCCCAGAAGCGCGCAGCCCGCGTCGATGTCCTGGTGGCCCGCATCGCCGCTGACACCACCACCCTGGCGGCACTGCGCCTGGAAATCGAGACCAGCGAGCGTCTGGCGTCGGTCGCAGAAGGCACCGCAGTCGTCGTCCGTATCGGTCGCGCTGAAACCTCGCGTGAAGTCGCTGCCCGTGTCCTGGGCGTCAAGACCGATGACAACGGCTCGACCCGCTACAAGGTCACGTACGGCTCGGGCTTCGACGCCGACACCATCGTGATCCAGCCGTCGCAGATCATCAGCGTCATCGCTGAAACCGCCCCAGCCGCCACCAGCGAAGCGGCGGGCGAGGACGAGTTCGGTCGCCCGGTTGACATCAACGGCAACCTGATCGGCTAAGCAGTAGTGTAGTAACTGAAGGGGATTGGGCCATGCGCCTAGTCCCCTTTGTTTTCTCCACTGCACCTGAAAGGTACTATGAATTACGGAAGCTACGGTCGCCCAGCTAAAGCCAAGGCGGCATCCCCTTCGAGCGGCAAGGTCGCTAAACTGGAGGGCGAGGTTAAGAGCCTCACGAAGTTCGTGCAGGAATTGCTCGACCAAGTTGCGCATAATCGTAAGCGTGCAGAGACGCACCGGGTTGACTGGCAGGCCGAGTACGAGGCCAAGCAGGAGGCGAAGGCTGCGCTGCACTCGTACCGACGCGCAGCCCGTATGGCGCACTGGTACTACGCGGCGTGCGGCCTCGCTGTCGGTGCTGTACTCGCACAAGCTTTCGGCTAAGCGTGGCGCTCCCGGATGAGGAGTGGCTGCACCTAGCGAAACGCGCCCCGATCAACGGCTCTGCACGCTACCACCACTTGCGTGAGAGCCGCCCTAACTTAGTGGTGCGCAACCTCCAGGATCGCTACACGGCGTTCTGCATGGCGTGCAAGCAAGGCGCTGTCCACATGAAGGAGCACGTCAAGGTTACGGGCTTGCCGCCACCGGCGAAGTCGCACGACCTCACGCTCCCGCACGACATGCAGTACGTGCTGGACGCCGATCAGGCGGTGCGCGATGGTGTGCTCGGGTTCCTGGCTGTGAAGCACATGGACTCGGCGTACTTCGACAGCCCACTGATGTTCAGCAAGGAACGCATGCGCCTGCTGGTGCATTGGTGCGATGGCTGGTTGGGGCGGGATACCACGGGGCGCAGCCCTCAGAAGTGGCTCACGTTCAACGGGCAGAAGCACCTCGACAGTGGCGAGCGGCACAGTACCGCCATCGTGGTGGAAGACCCGTTCAGCTTCTTCAAGGTGCGATGGGCGCTGCGTGGCATGCCGTTCACGGTGTACAGCTCGCTCGGTACGCAAGTGCCGAACTGCCTGATGCTCAAGCTGCTTGAGCACAACCAGATCGCGTTCTTCTACGACGGCGACGAAGCCGGGTACAAGGGCGCGGCGCGTGGCGCTCGGGCAGTCCGGGGCATGGGCCTGAGCGGCACCGAGATGTGTGCGCCCCCGGACCACGACCCGAAAGACCTGATCGTGCAAGAGATTCAGGCGTACGCAAACAGCCTCTAGGAGGGTATCATAGATTTACTTGTTCTCGGCGCTCTCTCTGAGCGCAACCGCTACAAGAGCTTAGCGGGCGCTGTGCCGCCCGGTATGCTGGCGGATTCAACCGGAACCATGTTGCAGTGGTTCCGCCTGTATTTCGACACGTTCCCCGAGCACAAGGCGGTGAACCACGACGAGCTGGCCTCGTTGGTCAAGCTCCGCTCGGGCGGCGATGCCGAGAGCACTGCACTCACACTCCATCTCGTGGATCAGTTGCGCAAGCCGATCAACGAGGACAGCCTGAACGGTATCGTCGGGCAGTTGGAGGAGCTGAGCCTGTCGGGCAAGGCTGGGGCAATCCTGGCACGCTTCAACAACGGTGAGGAAGTGAACCTCGCGTTCGAGATGAAGCAGCTCGCAGACAGCACGCTCCGCAGCATCGGGCAGAGCACGCCAGACACGTACGTGGACACCCCAATCGGTGAGCTGCTGGCGGCTGTGGATAACGACTCGGGCATCAAGTTCCGCCGCATTCAAGTGCTGCGCGACAACCTGATCGGCCTGCAAGGCGGTGCCAGCATCGCTATCGGCGCTCGCCCCGACAAGGGCAAGACCTCGCTGCTGGCGGACATCATCACCGACTTCGCCCCGCAGTGCGTGCAGTTCTTCGGCGCTAACCGCCCGATCCTCTGGCTGGTGAACGAGGGTGACGGTAAGCGCATCAAGCCCCGTGTGTATCAGGCGGCGCTCGGTATGGACCTGGACGAGATTATCGCCTTGTCCAACGCTGGCACGCTGGAGACCGCGTTCGAGGCCGCTATCGGCACGGACAAGGACTACATCAAGATCAAGAACGCGCACGGTATGAGCATGGCTCAGATCGAGCAAGTGATCGAGGCGATGAACCCTTGCGTCGTGATCTACGACATGATGGCGAACGTGCGGCTGGGTAAGAGCACGGCAGGCGGCAACAAGGCCGACGAGGTGGAACAGCTCTGGCAGACTGGCCGGGAGATGGCCGTGAACCACGACCACATCCTGCTCGGTACGATCCAGATCAGCGTGGATGGGGACAACATGCTGTACCCCTCGTACACCTGCCTCAAGGACAGCAAGACCGCTGTGCAGGGCGCGACCGACGTTATCCTACAGCTCGGTTCCCTGAACAGCCCAGATGCACAAGCGCTGCGCGGCATTAGCACCCCGAAGAACAAGTTCGCCAAGCCGGGGAAGCAGTCGTACGTGCAGTCCGAAATCTACTT